CATTCAGCTCTGTTGCGATCTGCAAAAGCGCAGGGTAGTCCTTTCCCTCGATGGTAGATATTTTTTGTTTTTGTCAGTAAAAATTTTTTGCATAGCCGGAACAAGCAGGTCGGGTTCGGCCAAAAGGTTTTCAGACTTTCCAAATTCTTTGTCATTGTCTTGTTCTTTATCTTTAACCTTGTCTTTAGCCCCTACATAAGGGGCTTTTAAGGGGCTTATTTCTTTATATATAGATAAATTTTCATTTAATAAATTATGCCTTTTTAAAATTTTTATTACCGATTCGTGCGCCCTGTTTTTTTCGTTAAGTTCGCCGTATTGAAACTCTATAAAAGAAGGGATAAACCATTTTTGCCCGTCGTCTATTAGTATTATTTTACCCTTAAAATATTCGTTAGCTTTTTCCTCGCTAAGTTGCTCGCCTACCCTTAATTCAGCTACATCAAAATCGACGTCCCATATTCCGGCATGGTCGCAATCGTCGCATATATACAGCCATAGCAGTTTATATTCCATTGGAATATTCTTTAACAGCGGCTTTTTCCACTTGTCGGTATCGGTGAATCTTTTCGCCATTTTAGTTTTCGGGTGTTAGTTTTTTTGGTTAACTGGATTTTATTTATTTATTTTTTCGTAAAGCTCTATTGCTTCTGCCTTGTCGCACTCTAATAAAAAATGCCGATTGTAATGACTTAGTTTGCCAAATTGTGTTACGAAATTTTCCTTCACATGCCTTATGTTTAAATTGAACTCGAGGCGCAGTTCGGATATTCTGCTGCGGAAGCCATTAAAAGGCGTATCCCGCTCACTTACGCCTTTTGTTTCGATTAATAGCTTTAATACAGCAGCCATTTGATTTTTGGCTGGCGGCAATGTTTTTATGGATAATAAACTGTTCATTTTCTAAGGATTTTTTATTTTTTTAAATCATTCAAATATTTGTCAAAACATACCCATCCATGACTTTTTTGGAGGGCCTCCTGATATAAGATTAACAACCGGTCTTTGCTCACTTCCCACCTTTTCTTTATTTCAGTTTCAGTTTGCTAAAAAGCAAACTGAAACTGTTTTGCATAAGCATACATGCCAACCTCTCTGTAAAGCGCTCGCAATTTTGATAAACAGGCCCTTTCTGTTTTAGTAAAATTTGGCTTCTCTTTTATGGCCTTATTATACTCCTCGTCGATTGCTTTTTGGACTATGATTTTCATAAAACAATTTTTTCTTTTTTTACCGGATACCTTTCACCTTTTATATTTTCAATAATTAAAATATTGTCGTGATCGCTAATAATCTTTACCTCCTCGCCTTTATTGCCAAACTTTATAAGTTCTCGATGTGCGCCTGTTTTTTTATTATAAAACCGGCTGTATATATCTTCACTTAATTTTGGCATTATTTTTCTTAAATCCATTATGTATTTGTAAAAAATATTCCAAATCCTCATAGCGCTTAATTACCAACCCTACACCACCTGACCTTATAATGCCACGCAAAAACAAAGTCTGCTCATGACTCAATTTATCCTTCCCTACTTTGATTTCAACCGCAATAAATACGCCTGTCTTTCTATGGTAGCCGATAATATCACTAACTCCCCTCTTGGCACTATTTTTTCTAAAAACCTGTTTCTTTTCATCATAAACCGCAGCATTGTTTTGTCTCCACACTTCGTAACCACACATATCAAATATGCGTAACGCCTCTTTAGTTAAGCGATTGGCTGTTAATGTTGGCTTAATGATGTTTTCTTTAAGCATAATTTGCAAATTGTCGCTCTGATTTTAAGCTGGATATAATTGTCCGAATGGCATCAATAGTGTGCGTACACAGCCTCGATGTACGCTCTGCTAAATCATACACATAACCACTTTCGCTGCACACGCTACTTATATAATCCTTGCCTAATGATGGTGAAAAGTAACTACCTTGCGATTTTTCGCTGGCTTTTAAATTGAGATACGCCTGCTTCTTTTCCTCCCTCAATTTTTTGCCCCATTCAGCCATTAGGTAATTAGCTCGTGCCATATAATTGGTAAGTTGAACTAAATAAGCGTGCAAGGCGCCTGCATCCTGTGCGCTGTCTTTATCGAATTGTTCAATCGTTTCGATGTAGCTTTTTAATTCTCTGATTATCTGCTCTTTCATAATTACTTCAATGTTACAGTTACACTTGTTGTTGATGATTTTGAAGGAGGGTAAATTGTATAAACCTCACCATTATTATCTACCTTTTGTAGCCCAGCTGCTGGTATTGTTTTTAACATATTTTGGCGCTCATCTATTCTTGTTTTCAAAGCATCTAATTCTTTTTGCCATATCAACAACTCATGGTCACCACATTGGCTATAATCATACTTACTTCCGGTCTCCTTAATTGAAAATTCGGCATTGAACAATTGAAAATCTTTACCATGCTTTCTCGCCGCATCCAATAAGTGAGCCCTGTATTTTTTTGCCGCCTCAACGTTTTTATTGGTTTTTTCATCTAAACTTGTAAGCTGTTTGATTATATCTTCAATTGCTTTCAAATGCAGATGCACTCTTAAGGGGTCAACATTCCCCGAATCTATACTGTTAAGCAAATCATTGATAAATGATTTACGCTGCTCCTTAGTGGTTTCAAATGCAGCTAAATAACTTGCGGCTGGCATGTGTTCCATGATTATTGTTTTATAGATTGAATATTTTGGGTTATTTCGTTATATCTTTTTTTAGCAGCTATCTTAAAATCATTATCTATAATAACATAGCTTACTAATGTCTCTTTAAATAATTTTAATTCATCCACTGTTGAACAATTTTTTAATTTAGCAACCGCCTCTTTTACTTCCTCTTTAGGGTCAATACCACTTTCACACCACTCGGCTATTAACTTGCCTGTTTCTATTGATGGGACAAATGAAGGCCTGCCCATAAATAACCCTGTCCTGTCTTTAGAGGCTGTTGCATTATGCCGTAAGTCTAACTCAAGATTAACAGTTAATTCATACTCCCAACCCTCACGTGTTATTTCCTTCATTCCCGCCTTGACGGGCTTTTGAACCATTTTACCATGTTTGTTTTGTTCTTCAACTAAAATATACTCTTGCTTTCTTCTTACCGTGGTTATTACATGACAATTGCATGAGAGTATTTTGTTTTTAAATTTTTCATGTCGTGGGGTTAGTTGTTTCCATGCTGTGCTAAATCCGCCACCAATTCTATCGCACTCATCTAAAACACCGCCCTGACCCTCCCACTCATGGGCTATGCTATCTATTATTATTACTTCCATCCCTGCATTTTCGCATTCTTTAATAGCATTTATATAGTTTTCCGGAGTGTATGGCGCAGATAGAGGCAGCACATTGTAATCTCCTAAATGTGCATATAAATCAGCGCTGTTATTTTCTGTATCAATTACAGCAATCTTGTTCCAGTCGCCGGACAGGCCGTAAGCTATAAGTAATGCGCTGTAAGTTTTGCCGCCGCCGCTCACAGCGGACAGCCCTAATCTTATTTTTGCTTTTTTTCTTGTTGCTTTTCTTAAAGTAGTCATATATTTGTATTGTTTAATTGTTCTTCTTATTCGCCTCCAATGGAGGCTTTTTTATTTCATGGCGCTAAGAACTCTGCATCGCTGCATATCTCCCGCCAATTAATTGCTTCGATAATCTTGTTTAATGGATTCCCGTCGCAGCAATCCAGCAGATCAGATATTTCACACTTATATTCGTTGTTTACAAAAACATTCACTTCCAGCACTTCATCCACCGTATCATCCTCACGGTTGTAATCAACAACAACTTCAATTCGCTTTAATTGATTACCCAGCTTAGTTTTTTTAACAGATTCAAAAAATGTTGATAGTTTCATAATATTTTTTTAAAACACGCAACCACTAACGCAGGTTACGTAGTCTCGGCTCGTTTACACAATTAACATGGCCATCCAGCTACGGCAGGGCTTGTGCTGCCCATTGTTGTTGCCAACAATATTTTTTAAAAAGTAGGCTCAAAGGGAACTGTAACAAACCTTTGACTTTTGGCCCAATCGCATAATGTTAAACAGCGATTTTATTAACGGCACCTACTCTTGTTTTTAACAGACCAGTACTTATCCGGTAATGTCACTTGCTTGGTTGTTTCTTTTGTAGCAACCGGATGGATTCGAACCAACGGCCTCAAGTTTATGAGACTTGCGAGCTGACCACTGCTCTACGGTGCTGTACACCTCCCGTGTGGAAACACAGCAGGTTTAACTGTATGCGCCTATTATGAAAAACAGAAAAACTATGTTACGATAGCCGGTGAACTGGCTGACAATACTGCCTCTTTTTCATACCACGCATCAATCAGCTGCTCAACCTCTTGCTCTACTTTTACCCTATCCAAAGTCATTGTAAATTCTCTTTGGAATTTACTAATATCATAAGCAAGCGTATCAAGCTGCCATTGATTTTCGCATGATAATATTTTGTTTTTAATTTTTCTTGTTCTTTCAATAAATTGTTTTATTAAAGCATCCTCACTTATCTCCACTTTCTCTTTTTTCGCATTCCACTCCGGAATGAGGTAGTATTTGAAAAAAACAAAAAGCAGTGATAAGATAGACAGGCTCAATAATATCCAGTAAAATGATTGGCCTTCTGTGATTAATTGTTCGTTCATGGGGTGTTAATTTAATAGTGATTGAAAATTTAAATATTTGGCTGTCGCTTTTTTAAGGTCATGCTCTGTGGCAAGCGATAATTTTTGCGAAGCAGCGAATTGGTACAGTACGAATTTTGTTATCATAATTATTTATTTAGCACGGCATACGTGCTGTTGTTGAATAGTATGTCGTTAATTTGATTTTTGTCGTACATCAATATTCTGTTTTTGCCCAAATAAGTAAATTGCAGCCCAAGCGTTTGTTTCATTTTGAACAATGTTGTCCGATTCACTCCCAGCCACTCACAGGCTTTTTGTTCGTTAATCCATTCAGGCTTTATGGCAATATCTTTTTTCATTATCCTTCGTTTAAATCGGTTAACAATACATTAATTGTGTTATATTTCTTGTTTTACCCTGAAGCATAAACTTCATTCGATTGTAGGTTATTCCTACAGAATTAGCCGCTTCCTGTACTCCTAAATAAAAAATGCCATTTTCTTTATGTACAATCCATTTAGTTTTGTTATTATTCTCTTTATTCTGTAAAAAAATCTTCCGCTTAAATATAGACTTGGTAGATTGCTTTACACCTATTTTAGAAATAGCAATTTTTCTTTTTGTCAAATCGCTTCTAACTAACCCCAAATGCTTGCTAACATAACCATTTGAATATTTCTCTTTTAAAGATTTAGATATTTTTAAATCAATTGCCTTTGGATTTTTCATTTTATACTTAGGGTGTATTTCGCCACCACGTGTTTTGTTTATTAATAGACCCCCATTCTTTATAGTGCCATATTTTTTTATGTAAACAATCTCTAATGCAGACGCTTCTTCCACAGTTAAATTATTATGTAAAATTTCAACTTTCGGATAACCATACATTTCTACATATTTTTTCCAATACTTTTTTCTACTAAAAAAATTATTAGCCCTCCCCTCATCTTTGCCTACACCTATGTAGAATGGTAATTTTGTAGAAATGTTTATATGTGCATATACAATCATAATTAGCCCTCTTGCGTTAATTCGGTTTCTGAAATGGTTTGTAACTTTTTTCGAAGAATAACTCTAATTTTTTTTAGGGTATCAATTTTAGCTTGCGCCCCCAATGCCGCTCTTTTGATCGTAAAAATGGTTAAACCGGTTTTCCGATGAGCTTCAGTTAAATTGCCCTGCTTTTCCCTTAATAGTTTATTGAGCTTTGAAATTTCGGACTTAGTGAGGCTTTCATATTTTGTTTTGCCTTTTGACATAATTTCCTATTTTTGGTACTGATTTGTCAATAATTGTGTTGACAGTACAAATATATGTCATAAAAGATCATAAAACAACATAAAAGTTCAAATTTATTTAACTTTTATAAATTATTTTATAAAAATAGAAATTGTTGAAACTTGTCTAATAAATTAAAAGAAATCATTTACGAAATTCAATACAAGCAAAATTTAACCCTTGAAGAAATTGCTAAAAAGATAGGTTATGCCCCCACGTACTTATCAAAGGCGATGAATAAAGGCGTGGAAGGTAAACTATTAGCAGCTTTACTTAGTGAGTTTTCCGGTATATTAGATAAGGCTAAGCCCAAAGTTTCATTATCCGATAAAGCGCAGGTCTATGATGCCCTTCTGTCTATATTGGCTACCGAGGTTGCAGCATTAAAGTCTGATAGGACTGGAGAGCCTGTACAGAGCATAATTCGGAAGATATATAAAGCCGCTGAAGATGAGATGAAGCGGCTTGATTAATGTTGTTTTTTGTAGTTTTTTGCTTCCCTTTCTTCACTTTAGATTTTGATGTTTTACTTTTCATAGATTTACTTTTTAATACTTTCATTTTTTACCAAATAATTTAGTTTTTTACTAATAATATTAGCCTTTAGTTAATAAAAAAAAGGCGCAGAAAAATAGCAATTATCGACTCAGAGGTACTTGCAATACCTTTACCCGACATACAACTAATTTCTACGCCAAAGGCGTTACGCTTACACTCCGGGATGGAGTGTATTACAAATTTTACAAGCTCCCAAAACGTAAGCGCAAATCTTTTTATTACAAAAAGTTTACAAAAATATTCATTATAAATCAGACGGTTATGCGAAGTTTTACCCAATTTTAGGTACAGTATATTTACTAAAATTAATATGGGCCGGCACGTCATAAAAAAGCTTTACATTAGGGCATAAAAAATGGCGCAGGACAATTATACTGGTTAAGAGGTACTGGTATACCCACAAGCCCGAATATAAAGCCCACGCCATGACGTGAACGATTATATTTTACAGGCTTGTTAAAAATTACCAGTTTTCTTAACCCTTATATATAAACGCAATTATTTTTTTATCATTACAAATGTAAATCCTATATTTGAAACCCGTATGAAATTCTACTAAGGAGTTTTACGATAACCTAATTAATACTAATCAAATGAAAATAATCATTGCAATTCTTGTTTTATTGCCTACCTTATTAAAAGCCCAAGATTCAACTATTAGAAGTAAATATGAAAATTTTGTAAGCAAAAGTGGTCAAATGATTAAAACAACCTGGCAAGACGTTGATAAAGTAAAAGATACCAAAATAACACTTATAACCTCTACAGATGTTGAAAAAGGAAACATCGTAAAGGCTTTATATTTATCTCAAAATAAGTCATTTCTTTTATCGCCTATTAGTTCTGGTTCATTGTATATTGACTTTGATGAGTTACCTGAGTTCATCAAAGCCCTTAAATATTTAAATCAACAAATCAATAATGAAAAGCCATCGAATTTAACAACGTTTTCTTACAGTACTATTAATGGGGTTACTGCTACAGCGTCATATAGTACAGAAAGTTTTATGAAAGGATGGAGTTTTGGATTATCGCAAGTATATAAATATTCTCGGGCAAGTATGGCAGGTTCAAATATTATTTTGAAAGGTAAAGAAATAGATAGCTTAATTGAAGCAATAGAGAAATCGCTATCTTTTTAATTTTGCTTAAATTATAAATATTCATTAATGAAAACAACTTTCACAATTTTATTATTGCTAACTACAAATTTTATTTTAGCCCAAACCATAGAGGAGGACAAAATAGACGAATTCACAAAAAACTCAATTAAGAGAACTTCCTGGGAAACATTAACTAATCCATCTTTCAATGGAAATTTTGCATCTTATGTAAGGATTTCAAAAATAAATTCTACATTCTATCTGAACTTTAAGATGTGGAACAATGGTATTTTTTCTATATTAAAAGATGATAATTTATTTTTTAAGTTAAAAAATGATTCAATTGTTACTTTGTTTGCTAATGAATCTACAATTTCATGTAGAGGTTGCGGATCAAAAGGCATGGCCGGGAGTGATGCTTTCGGAGTTAAGGTTAATTTTAATTTAGATTCAAAAGATATAGAATTGCTAAAAGGTAGCGAAATTGAAAAAATAAGAATATATACCACAGGCGGGTACCTTGAAAAAGCTGTTAAGGAAAGATTTTCAGAGGTTATTAAAAAGGAATTGATGTTATTTAACGAAAAAAATGGTGTAGATCAAGATAAATTAGTTGAACTGATTAAGGAGGCTGAAAAGTAATCCGGCTCCACCATGCCACCACCTAAAAGGCTGGCAATTACATGGTTAAGGAAAATGTGAAAATACGAACACTGTTTATTTTTTATCCCACTTCTCCATTTCTTTGTCAATCCGTGTGTTCACTATTTTATAATAAATTCCTGTTGTTCTCAAATCACTATGCCCCAATAATTTGCCGGTAACTTCCTGACTTATTCCAAGCGCCGCACAATTAACAGCGAATGTATGCCTTGCTGTGTGAAATGAAAGAGACTTATTAAGGCCAGCTAAACTGGCAATTGTTTTCAAATAAGCATTTATTTTTGGATTGCTATATAGCGGTGCTTTTTCAATAACTTTTAGCCACCTTTTTAATTTCTGTGTAATTTTTATACTGACAACATCTCCTGTTTTTTGGGTGTACAAAATTATCCTCCCATTTTTTACATTTTTCTCAGAGTTAAATTGTGCAGCATCACTATACCTAAGACCTGTGTAGCACGAAAATAGATACCAGGCAATTGTATGTTTAAATGAGGCTATGCCTGTATGGCTATAATATTTTTCCAATAAGGCCATTTCTTCAATCGTTAACCACTCTTTTTTCGGATTTCCCCACTTTGGTTTTTTGTAAATCAAGAAAGGATTCTTTTCGATCAACCCCTGCCTCAATGCTTCATGGATAATTACGGAAACAAATTTTAACCGCTTTAAGCCGTTAGTTTTCTTACACGCAGTTCGTGAATGCGCCTCATACCTTACCAGCCAATCCGGTGTAATAGATTGGAGTGTAGAATTTCGGTCAAAAGTATTTACATTTTTAAGCTGCGAAGTATAGGCCCGCAAAGTGCTTGCCGCTTTACTTTTTTCCCATCGACTTAAACATTGCAAAGCAAAAAAATTAAAGCTATCTTTCCCAATATTCTTTCCAGCTAATTTATTCAGATCAATACACCCCTTTAATTCATCGCTGATCATCTGTGATTGCAATTCGGCAAGGCGTAATTTTAGCGCACTATTTATGACCGTTGCCTGAGAGTGTTCGGCAGTTACTCTTTGTGTTTTTTTATCCCAAAATTTAGGATGCAACTTTATTGGAAGCGGAACAAAAACGCGCTTCCCCTTGTCTTGAATAACTACTCTTATCGGGCAGAACCCTTTTTTGTCGGGGCGATTTCTGAGTTCAAATTTTAGTGTTGCCATATTGGGTGCATTGGGTGCAATTTTTGGGTGCAATTTATATCAACAATTATCAACAATATGCAACAAAGGTAAATAAAAAATCCGCTATTGTAGCGGATTTCCCTTTATTCATCAATCTATTTGTGATCCCGCTGGGATCAATAAATATTATATTGAATAGGCGTATTCGGATTATGGGTGCAAAATTGGCTACAAAAATCAATTGTTATGCTGCGTTAATTGTTGCTGTAATTGCATTATTTCTTTAATCAAAAAATGCTTAAATTGACTCAGTTTTAGGTACTATATAACCACCTTCTTTCCAATTTTTATTTTTATATAGCCAATCCAAAAAATTGCCCAAAAAAGCAAACCTAATTGCAAGCGAACTTGCTTGCTCTAAGCAAATTTCACCTGGCTCTAATTCCCTGACTGAAATACTCCTCCTATGTGATGGTTGCATTCCTTCTAATATAAATGTTGTTGTGCTACCTATCTTTAAGATGCCATCCTTTGTAAGCTTTCCACTTAATTTTACTTGCTCAATCAGAAACTCAATATCAACGGTCGGATAATAAGGGTCGTTCATACTTATGCAGCGATTTCTAAATGGGACTTTATATAATTATCTCCGGTTTTAAGAATTTGTTCGACAACTGAATTGTTTTCGGAAACATAAACTAAGGAATTAGACTTTTCCTCAAAGGACCATCCCAGACTAATCAGCTCCTTTTCTATACCCTGCCCAAATTTTTCTGCAACAATACAAAAAGATATTATTGCTTCTTCAATAGCCTTGTCCGCGTCGTTCTCATCTTTAGCAATTGTTTCAATACCTAAAAGAGGTAAATTAATGATCAAATTACCATGATCAGATAATTTATTCCAAATTGGCATAAGAACAGATATTGCCTCTATTTTATTGCCACGTCTAAAAATTTCTATATTTGTTTCAAGGTTATTCATTGACAATAAATATTTTTACAAATTTATTATTGGTTTTCTAAATCCAATATAGCAAAAGTACTCTAAAAAAATAGTAATTTTACTGTAATTCTTTTCATTATTAATTATCTAAAATAATGGCCTTTTAATTAATTTTTTTTAACTCAATCATTCTCTTATTTTAAAAACATCTAATCGATTATATCAAAACCCCCGTAGAGACGGGGGTAATCCAAAATAAAGATGCGTATGAGAAAGTTGTTTTAAATATTCTGTTCAATAATTTTAGCAATACCCTTTAATACACTGGCGTAATCGGGAGCAGTAGCATAACCGGCTTTTGCTACTTCATCGATAAACTTATATGGATCATTTTTTACTTCAAGAGCCTTTTTATAACGCTTATTCTTGACAAAAAAATTACCATGATCGGTAAAGCATTCTTCCGGCGTGGCATATTTTCGGAAATAATCTTTTACCCGGTACTTAAACCACTTTTGACCATTGCGAATAACCGGTGTAACGCTAAGAATAACCGGAAATTTTAAGTTAGCCGACCGGCTATACTCTGTTGTTGTAAGCAACTGTTCATTTCCATTAATACCGTCCGTATCTTTAATTCCAAAGAACATATTGCCCGGCGCCGCCTTGCCCCAGCCACTCTCTAAAGCCGCCTGTGCTAATATTGCTATTGCGCTAATACCAGTTTTAACTTCCGATTCTTTAGCAAACGGGTAGTAGTTTTTTACAAATTCTTTTGGTTTCATTTTTTCTTTTTGTTTAAAATTGCCAGTACTAATTTTTTTACAAACTCCACTGCTGGCTCAAACCACCAGCGTTTTTCGATCGGAGGGCGTTTTGTTTTATCTATCATTCTTTATCTTTTTTTGATGCCAACAAACCAACGATATTGGCGTTGCTTTCAATAATCTTATCTAATTTCTCGGTAATAATTTTTTTATGTTCTTCCTGAATAGTTATTCGCAATTCATGATCTGAGAGCGTTTCGCCAATCTTTAATTCATGTAGCTTGCCCATATCTTCGTTTAAGCTAAATATTTTTCTCTCATGATTGAATAGCTTTGTTACCACCCACACAAAAAAGGTGATTGCAAAAGGGGCTATTGATATTGCTAAAGTTGCCATTTCCATTTCTTAACATCTAATAGTATGACTGTTGTAATTATTGAATAAGCTATAATATAAGCCGTGTTACTCTGTCTAAAATCCCACCAATACATTGCAATATCGAATATCCTATAAGTTATGTGAATGATAATTATTTTTCTAATGCCGTGCTTATCTTTTGCAAGCAAAATGGCAAGCAAAACCAATATCCAGCACAGCATTTGTGCATTATCATAAACATACCAGCCAATTGTTTGCTGGGTGTCTTTAGCTGTTGAGCTGACAAACATGTTTACCTTTTCATCATACCCTCTAAATAAAAGGTGCAGCTCCATTAAGCCAAAGGACAGCAGCAGCAATAGTTTGGATACAGATACCATAAGCTTTATTTTTTTGGGGGCCTCCCATCTGCGGGCGGCGTTGTGTTACTTACATTGCCATCCTTACTGGCTATAAAGCCAAATGTAGTTAATAAACTTGCAATCAATACTACATCATGTTCAGAAATGCTGCCTATATGATACATAAATGTTAATAGACCCATTACCAAGCCAGTCATCGTTGTTTTCCAGCTCTTTAATACATTGTTTTCAAAAAAATTTTTCATGCTTTTTATTTTAAAATGTTATTTTTTGATTTTTCAATAACCGATTCACGGGCCGCCAAGTCTTCGGCATCAGAAGCAGCGATCTCTTTAAGTGCGCTATAAGCCTCATTCGGATTGTTATCGTCATTATTGGACAATAACAATAGCTGTGGCAACAATAATTCTTTGATCTCTTTATTTATGGCCGCAGCCACGCCTTCCGGTTGCTTGCTCACCGCTTTGTAAATCTCCACCAACACCTCCGTCGAAACAGTTACATCTTGCTCAAAATCGTAATCCGAATTGTTGATTAATAGATCGTTGATATGCGATTTGAATTTATAATCGAAAGCGACATCACTCCATACCGGCTCCATGCACCAGCAGATGTGTTTGTTTTTGAATTTTAATAACATATTTTTTTGTGGTTTTAATTTAAAAAATTAAGGCGCAGTTGTTGTGTGTACCCAGGTAACACCTGTGCCGGTTAAGTCTAAATACTTATATCTTGTAGTACCTCCGTCGTTATACTGAATGATGAATTTATTAGCCTTGTAGTAAAGATTAAATTCTGTTCCATTTGCCGGCGTAGATGGTGTGGAAGCAGTTTTGTATTTTAAATACGATCCCACTGTGCTATTACCTTGCACGTTTAAATTGCCGCTTATATCCGCATCTCCAATAAATGTATGCTCTGCACCAGTTACTTGTGTTTCACCGCCGTAAATAATATCGCCATCCTGTTGAATGGTAAGCCTTGCCGTTGATCCATAGGTATTTGTAACAAAGTATATACCTTTTTGGGCATAAGCTTCTAATTGGTCAACATCGGTGCCTCCGTGTTCACGAAGTGCTATATATGGTGTGGATGCGTCAAATACGTCTCCAAATGTCATGACTGATCCAGCCCCGGTGCTACCTAATTGTAATCCGAAATTTGAGGTAGCTAAACCTCTTGATAAATAACCGCTGGAGTTTATTTTCCAAAGCGGATTCGAGTTTGTGGTAAAAACCAAATTGTTTGCGTCAAGCGTTCCAATTGTTAAATCAGATCCATCAGTATCCCCTCCCTTTTTTACACGATTAGTAAGCTGTGTTTGAGCATTCGAGCTTAGTGTATTAATATACCCAAGCTCTGTATTTGAAATTGAGCCGTCAATTAATTTAGTGGCATCAATAGCCGCAGCCGCTTTAATATCCGCATTCTCAATATTTGTCAATGTATTTGCATCAGCATCAATTGATTTGTTTGTAAGCGTTTGTATTGAGGCGGTATAAACTGGCGCCGTTGATCGAAGTTGTGCGTAACTACTGATCGAGATTATTAATGTAAATAGGAATATTATTTTTTTCATGTTGTTAAAGTTTAATTACCCGGAAAATATTTTACCAATAAAATTTTTTGGACAATGTCGTTATTACTTGTGGCTTCGCCTGTTGCTTTCAATGTAATTGCATTTGCCAATGTCTCCGATGCCGTTGTATAATCAGCATAATCGGGAAAAAGCGTTGTGTTATTAACCTGGGAGAATGTTATTCGCTGTGAGGTAGCTCCGGTACGAATGATTGTACCTTTAATTTCCATACTTCCGCCATTCTGTATTTGAGCAGTACTTGCATAAAAATTGGTTGCACCATAATAGAGTTTTACTTCTTTTGCATTAACATTTGCTGCGAAAATTAACGTCATTGTAAATTCTAAGTAATCACCATCATTGGCTAATTTCCCTGCCGGTATTGAATAAGTCATTAAATTATCTTCACCGGTGCCAACATTGCCAACATCAGAGGTATTGGTAGATATACTCGCTGCTTTCTTATCTGCATAACCTTTATCAATCAAACTCCTTGTAGTAAATCCAGCGCTATAATCTGATGTATAAACTAATCCACTGGTTACGCTTCTTGTGTCATGTACTTCGGCAAGTGTTGGAGAAATTGTTACCATAACGCCGGTTGCTGAAACAGGATCATAGCCGTCAATAACTGCGCCTGACGGGTTTACAAACATTCGGTTAGTTTTTCCGTCTCCATTGTAATGCACTTGCAGCATTGCTTCTGAATCCTCTGTACTCACCCGTAGCATGGCGCTATCTGTGCTGGTTGTTTTTCCCGATACTATTATATTGCCATTAGTATCAAAAGTTAATTTATGGCTGCCAAATTCAGAGGTATCCACAATTGCTAATTGATAATCGGTAGTGCTGATTGTAGTTGGATGAGTAATTAATCCTCCCAACTGAATATCATTGGTGTTTTTTGTTAAGCCATTTGAAGCGGTTATTGTTGCAGGAGCATCTACCCAAGAGCCAACGCCATTTGCATCTGATTGCAATATTTTTCCAGCCCCTTCGTTTCCATCCTGTATTCTTATAGTACCATTAGCAATGTGCAGTTTTTCAGAAGGCGTTGTAGTGCCTATACCTACCTTTGTATCATTTGTTGAAAAATTTACGCCATTAATCGATCCAAGTACTAAAGAGTTGCTTTGATTAACAGCTGATCTATAACCTATTGCAGTCGCATTAGTTAGGTTATTTGTTAGGACATTTGAATTAGCTCCAATTGAAATATTCCCTGTTCCAGTTGTATTTGTATTTAAAGCTGCAACACCAATAGCTATATTCTCGTCGCCTGATGTATTACCAATCATAGATTGATAACCTAATGCAACGTTATTTTGACCATCTGTATTCCCGCTTAAAGCTCCATATCCTAATGCCGAGTTTTGATCGCCTGTTGTATTAGATTGCAATGCCTCGTATCCGACACCTGCATTACCGTTCCCTGTTGTGTTGGTAACCAAAACATGCGAACCGATTGCGGTATTGTAATTGGCAGATGTATTACTTTGTAAAGACTGATAACCAACAGCAGTATTATTCTGCCCACCTATATTATCTTGCATTGCATTACTTCCAACAGCAACATTGCCGCCGCCTGTTGTTGTGCTAAATAAAGACAAATGACCGACAGCAATATTACCGGAACTCGAAGTGCTTTGTCCAGCTCTGTAACCAAAAAATGCATTAGCATTTACATGGTCAATCCTGCCAGATCGAAAATTATTTACTTGAAAATTTAAAGGAACGCCATCAGTAGTCCCGATAAAATTTACTCCATCTGTTGTACCTGAATTTCCAGATAGTGTCCATCCGGAAGGCACATCCCCTTCCTTTAAAAAATTAGTCCAACCGTATCCATCATTACCCCAAAACTTACCATGGCTAAAGGCAATTGCACCGCTATCTTTTAGCGCCAATTTAGATGTATCATTTCCCAAAATTAATGGGCCACGAAACTTGCCGTTCTTCCAACGAAAACCATAGGAATTGACATCTTGCAGTATTTTGGTACTGTCATAAAATTGTGCATGCGCACAAAAAGAAATTAAAAGAAGGCCAACTATTGCTATGAGTGGAAGATATTTATTCTTCAAACTCAACCGCTGTGCTGGCCCCTTTTCAAGGGCTTTTTTCATGTTTCAAATTTACATTTTTAATACTAAATATTTTAGTCTTTATTAAATAATTATCAACGGTATCATACCATTGTTTTCCATCCTTGTATCGCCTCCAAATAATGTTTGATCAATCTCTACACCAAAACGGATGTTAGGCGCTATTGGCCCATTATCCGTTCCTATTTCCGTTTGAGTTCCATCAACTTTCAATATGTTCAAAGTCGTGAAACTACCCGACCAAAATTTTTGCATGGCCCCTTTTTGATAACCACCGGCTAATTGTGCCAATCGCTCCGTGTCTGTTGTTCCGTCTGAATATTTTAAAGCTCGAATGCCTCTGTTTCGCCAATCGGGTATTTTTAATTTTAAATTGTCATTACTTATCGCATAATATCCCTTGTTAGGATAGAACCCGCCTACATTTTGCCCCCACTGCGTATAATTCAACACCTGCCCAACCGCTAAAGAATCAACAGCTTTTTTTAATCTCGGATAATCAGCAATTGTTAATTCGCTGCCATCTGCCCATAACCGGTTGATTCCTACGGCATACCCCCACTCAATCATGCCTACCCTTTTAATATCTGTACTATCAGTAAATCCGTATAATGTAGAGCCTTTTTTAATTACCTGTGCTTTTTCCGCCCGTCCTAAAATAAATGTATTGGATGTGGTGCCTGTGGCAGTAATAGTTTCTCCAATCGCAGCTTTGATTACTACATTGACGTGGCTGGTGCCTACACTCTCAATCCATAATGGCACTTTTTCGATAGTATCAGCAATTTCAGGAAGGGTGATGGTAATTACTGGCTGCATACCATCTACAATCAACAATTTCCCAAAATCAGGCGATGTTAGGGTAATATCGGAATCTAAAAAAATAACGTCTTTAAAAATTGTTGTTGGCGATTGCGAATTTGGCGGATTTACAACATATTTGGGATTTCGTTTTATAATATAAACCGTTCCATTTTCAAATTGAAGACCACCAAGCAATGCAAATCCTCCATTGATTAAGTCTTTTTCGATTTCAGGGTTACGAAATTCCAATAGCTGACCGTAGGCCCTTTGTTCAACAGTATATTCAGGTGTATCAATTAAATCGGGTATAATTACACTTGTGGCCCCTGATACCGGATCATACAATTCTCCACCATCAACAATTAATTCAATGTCATCATAAAGATTTATTTCCGAAGTAGATACTGTGATATCATGTGACTTAATTAAAGTTCCAGGGCCTCCGGTTTCTTCATAAAATTTTACCGTATAAACAATGTCCACAATATTATCTACAAAAGAAAAACTATGAACATCGCCATGCGGCGCAGCCTTACTGTGGCTGTCAACTAATATCCCAGTTCCGGTTTCCACTAAATCCCAGCGCACATCGTTAGTGTACCCGGCAGAAACAAATGTGCTTAATTTTATTGATAGTGCCATTATCCTAATTCGTTTATAGTGTAAGTAGTATCATTCCCGTCTCCATCTATTGGGCCAAATAAAGCCCCTTCAACGATATAATCAATTATTACTTTTTTCTCAATTAACCCTCCCTCCAATTCAAACCTTTTTGCCCGGCGATTAACTGTTTCAATAATATCCAAACTCCATCCGGCATATCCATACAATTCTTCACGTTTTGGTGTAAGTTTAGCGCCATCATTCAAAGCAGAAAATCCTTTTCCATCAATTTCAACATTGTTTTGATCAAAAATGTCTTGAATTTTATCGGCGATATAATTAGGCAGACCTTCGGGACCGCCAACAAATAATTTAAACTGCCTTGCAGATGTTCCTTTTACAGTTTTTGCATTATTTGGTTGATCAATATAAACTACCCTACTTCCTGTTGGAGTAAATTCAGATATTGTACCTTCAGTCCGTAATGTTATGTATGATACCCCTTCCCAAAAAACCTCATTATTAAAATTGTTTGAGTATTTAAAAAGTAAAGTTTCTTCGTGTGATTCTTTGACTAAAATTGTTTCACTTTCCAAAGTGATTTTATTGTCCCCATCACCAACAACAATTTGAACATCATAGCAACCCTCATCAAACATATCAAGTGCAATATTGGCAAGCCAATATGTGTCATCGCCAACATTACCAATCACGCTCATTACTTGGGTTAAGTATAGCTTACCATCATCATCAAAAACATTAACATCTACCGGGCTAAAATTTGTTTTTATTGGCAAAGTAATTATATCATTCTTCTGCCACTTCCCCTTATATATAGGGGCTGTTTCAAATGGCAAAAGCTGTTCATCACTCTTCCACGCATCAAAGTGTTTAAAATGGTAGTTTGCCGGAAGCGCTCTGTTGGCTGCAACAAAATTTAACGGGCATAAAACTGGTATTTCAACATAATACTCCATTATTTATCTTCCATTTATTAAAGTGGTGAAATCATTATCGGCGGTTGCTAATAACTTGTATCCTTGTGTTTCTAAAGTTGCATCGACAGTTTTTACCTCAACAACAAAACCATTATAGCCGAAACCATTAACGAATACAGTAAAATATCCTCCACTGTTTGCTGTCATTAGTTCCAATAAATTCAATGGTGTTTCAACTTCAAAATTTAAGTAGTATGGCAAAAAGATTTTTGTACCCAATGCAGCAATTGGAATATCCTCTTTTTCCATAATCACCACATTATTGGCATCAGTTGTTGCTAATTCGCTATTTTTTTCCGTTGTTTGATAAACCAGCTTCCCGGTCTCCAACTTGTGCATTGAAGATGCAATCCAGCGATAATGATTGGCTAAAATTCTTTTTGGTGATAATTCCAAGTTGAAAACTGAATCACCACTTGGAATACCCTCAATGCTTGTATAGGGCAATCTTCTTAATTTGTAATGCAAAAATTCAATTTCTGTTTCGATATTTTCTTCTACAATTCCTTCCTTCACCTGAATATAAGTTTGGAATCCAAGTTCTGCCACATAGGCTATGGTGAATGTTGTCATGTTTTGCCCGGTTAACACTTTAAACCGAACACCTGCTTTTAGATTTAATCCAAGTCCATCAATTGTTACGAATGAAAGACTGTTAACTACTGAAAAAATTGCGTTACCGATATAATTGTTGTACACTTTTTCGCCATCAATAAAAAACACATCATTATCACTCTTGTCATCAGTGGTATTCTTAAACTCAAGATTGATTCTTAGCAGTTCAATCACATAAGGATCGGCATAATAAGCACTTTTGGCATCATACGTATTTTCTCCTCCTCGTAGTACTGGCGTTTTGTAAACAACTGTATTATTGAACGAATATTTGCCGTTTAAATCTTCAATTTCTTTTACAGGGTATCCCACTTCAATTTTACTATACCGGTATTCATTTGCTGGTCCCAACTTGAAGTTTCTGCATTCGCCCAAATCGGCTACTTGGGAATTGGTAAAAGCATATTCTCGCAATTCCAGTTTTCCTGAGTTGTTTTGCACGCCAAATGATATACACTTAACAGCATCAATAGATTTGTGAAAATCGTTGAATTTTGTTTTCACAACAGCATTCTCAATGCCCCTAATGGCATCTCCACAAGTAATGAGTAAATTATAATCACTACCCAATAAATCACTTTGTAAACCCCCTTTACCACCATTCATATTTTTACAAAGTGTATCACCTACATCAAAAGCCCGAAAACCTTTTATGATTGTCGTTTCTTTACGACTGGCAAAATCAATTAACAGTTTACTGTCAGGCCAAAAATAAAATTTGATAACACCTATGGTGTTGTGGTGTGTGAGTACAAAAAACAATTTTTCATCAGGAGTAAGTGTCAATGTTTCATCAACTGAAATTTTTATAATTTCATTTTCCCCCGGAACTGAATCATAAATGACTTTTTGCTGCCCTAAAGATGATATAATGAAGAGTTTAGCATGATATGCACCATTATTAATTACAGCGTTTAAAAACAAATCTCCCTTTAAATTAATATCCTGATTTTGCCCGCTTATATTTCTAAGAAAATAATTGCTTGAAGATGTGGTATAATTATTTACATTAGTCGCATCGTCAGCTTGCTCTTGTCCACTTGATATAACTTCATAATCCTGTGAATTGGTAGCCAAGGTAAAGTTCGTTCCTTCTGCGCTCAAGAATGGCAACAGAACGGCAAAACTTCTATACTCATCTTCTACGTCATCAAATGGAGTTGGAACTGATTCGTATTCAAAATCGTCTGCCGCTACATAAGTGAGGTTGTTGAAAATATCCATCCCATCCATTTCAATGCTCACCGCATCTTCATCAAATGGCAATTCGTAAGGTGTATTTTTATTTGCCTGTAAATTTTTGTAAAAGCCTCCTTCGGTAATATTAATCTCAACGCCTTCATAAGTATCATTAAATGTAGAAAAATCAGGCTCTCCCTTATACCAGCCTTCATATTTCATTCCGCCGCCAAAAAACACATTTTGCTTAAGCCAAATAAAATATAAGATTGATTCAATTCCTTTTTCGTAGAAATAGGTACGCAATATTTTTGCACCTTCAAAAAAGAATTTAAGTGTAGTTGTGAATGATTTAATCACTCCCCTAAACTCATTGTTCCTTGCAAATTGAATAGTATTTTTCTCCCAGCCTTCCGGTGAATAATCCAGCGGATCGGGAATAGCTTTGGTTACAACAACTCCATTCTCTACAACGAGAGACTTACCCTGATCGTCAGTTAAAAATGGTAAGAATTGTTTTGACATTAGTTTTTAATCGTTTTATTTACCCAATCATTGTATTGCTCCAACTTCATCGCATGTTCCCGCCAGCCTTCTTTAGTAATAGTTGTTGTTTTAATATTGATTGAATTGATGGCATTAATTACCCCCTGCATATCGTGTATTGGCCCAGCATTGTCTTTAATTGGAACTAATTTTGGTAGCACAATCCTGTTCATCATGGCTTCAATGGAAGGGAATACGATGTCCTTTCTCTTTAAAAAAGTAATACGATCCTTTGGCGCACCTGTGCTTAGTTCGATCTGACCGGTATCTGCCCGGTATATCGGCTCGTTTCTACCGCCGTCATCCACTATTGCCGCACCTTCGTAATCATTGTTTTTGCCGTGCTTGAATTTGGGGATGGGGCGAGCGGCCACTGCGGCAGCCTGTGCGGCTCCAATAGCTATTGTAAGGGGTATTTGAGCTGCTGTGAGAGCAATTGCAGGGGAATACACGGCTGAAAGAGGGAATGCAGCAGCGGCCTTAGCAACGATTTCAGCTAATTTAATTTTTATAGCAGCAACCCCCCTTGCCGTATCTATACCAATATTTAAAATAGCAGCAGCTTTATCAAATTGGGCTTTTCTTGCATCTATTTCTTTTTGCTTCCGTTCAAGTTGATCTTTTTTTGTTTGGGCAACTGCTTCAATAACAGCAGTTTTTTCAGCTTTCTCCTTATCGGAAATAAAAAGTTCATTGATTGCTCTAATTTTTTGATTTTTCTCTTCTTCAGCTAAGTTAATACTGGCTTGAACCTCGTTTTTTTGCCTATCAAATTGCCCATCAATAAACGAAATAAAGGCTTCCTTAATTTCATCATATAAATTACGATATAGCTCTTTACGCCTTTCAACTAATTCCTCCTCTTCTTTAAATGCTTCTTCACGTAACCTTTTGTCATTATCTATTGATGCTTGCAAAAACCCAGCACTATTTTCTTGCAGCTTTTCGCTCAATTTAATTTCAGATTTTACCTGATCGTTCCTGATTTGCTCCAACTTCTGACTATAATCTTCTGATAACTTTACACCTTCATCATACCTTTTTGCCTCTATAAGCTTTACCTGATTATTATAATTTTCTTCAAGTGTAAGTAAATCTTGATTAATACTTTTAATATCAGCACCCTTTTTCTTTTTTTCTCTATTTAGAGACCCAACCTGTTCGTCATATTTAAGTTTATTTATAAGTTTTTCCTTTTCAAATTCCTGATCTAAAATTTTGGAACTTTGATTAAAATAATCAATTAATGCTACCCTGCGTAGAGCATACGTCTCTTTTTCATCATTCGCTATTTGCTCATTCAAACTTGCACTTCTTCTCAAAGCCAAAAGTTGAATTTCGTAAATTGCATCTATCTCCTTTTTAACAGAATTTTTTCTTGCCTCGGTATTACTTTTTTCAGATTGAGAAAATGGCGTTATCTTAAATGTTTTAGACAATTCATTTGCCTCATTAATTAATGATAAAAATAATTCCTTAAAAAAATTTACTTCACTATTCTTTGTGTCTTTTTGCCTTACAGACCTTGCTGCTCTGTCTTTTTCGCCAACCTTTACTAAAAACTTTTCATATTCAGATAAACCTTGATCATTAATAATGCCACCATTTTTAATATCTTTATCCACTTCGTCTATTTTCTGCCTGGCACCTAATTCAATTTCAAATGCTTTTTCTGCAGCCTTATTTGCTGCGATCTGAGCAGCAGCTTTAAGGAATGTTACTCTCACATAGGCATCGCCATTTTTTACCAATCCTTCTTCAGCTTCCTTTAGATTTTTTACAGAACCGGCAGTTTGGCCAATGGTCTCATTATAAAATTTTACGGCTTCCTTTTTATCAATTATTCCTTTTTTAGCAAGATCAATTTTATTTCTTAACTCAGTAACTTCAGCAGATGCTTTAACAAATGCACTACTTGCATCTTTGAAAACTTCATTAACTTTTTTCTGATTTTCAGCAGCTTTATCAGACGCATTTGCCAGCTCCTGTAATTTATTAACTAAGTAAATGATACCTGTGATAACCAGCCCTGCCACAGACAATTTGAGGATAGCATTAAATCTTTGGGCAGCAGTAGCGCCTTTCCCGAAAGCAGCCTGTAATGTATCCAGTACAGCACTATATGCCTTATTTGCAATCGTCCCCTTTCTGGTTAACTCCTGACCTACCTGCTGTACGCTATTGGCAATCCCTTGTATAGCAACCAACTTGGCGGTAACCTTTGCCGCATCTTCCTCACTTGCTCCAAATAATGCGTAAGCCCCCGCTGCTCCTTGAGCTATGCCCGACAATACATTTAATGATCCTACCACATTATCTATTCCCTTTGTATCGCTGGCATTAAGCTTAATCTCATCTTTTAAATCCTGTACAGCATCCTTAGCCTCTCCAATTTCCTTTTTAAAAGCATTAAGAAATTTTTGCATTTCCTTATCGGCTGGATTTGCTGCAAGTGATAATTTCTGAAACGCCGCCTCCAATTGTTTTACTTGTTGAGTGGCCGTAGACCCCTCTCTGGATGCTTTTATAAAAATCTTATCAAGATCGTTTTCTAACTGTCTGGCCGCTGCCTCACGATTGGAGTCCCTGCCAGATTGTCCATTAGGTCCAGCAGCAAATAATGTTGCATTAGATTTTTTTATTTTTTCTATTGCAGCTTGCAAACTTTCAAACGGCTTAGCTAATGATCCAGCATAATTACCAACATTTATTTTTTGTTGTTCTAAAAGAGAAACGCTTTTTTTAATAAATTCGTTATACTTATCAATTTTTTGATTTAATTCTTCTTGACGATCTCTGCCCTCTTTGGTAAAAAGATTAAGAGCATTTCTTTCCGCTGTTAATTTCTTTATAGCAGCTCTTGCCTTATCAATCGAACCAATCTGCGCTTGATCATACTGAGCCTGTATTTTTAGTTCATTATTTGTTTTTTGTATTTCATTACGATTAGCAGCCGTTGCTTTAGCATAGTCAGATTGCAGAGCAACAAGTTTTGATTCGCTTGCAAACCGCTGTTTAACCAATTGATCAACAGCTTTTAATGATTCGGAAAGACGTATATTTTCTTTTGACAATTCCCGAATACTATTTGCCCCGGCTATCTTTGTTTGAATTACAGGGAACTCTTTTACATACGCAGAAATATCTTTTAAATTTTTCTTTAAAAAGTCAAGCTCTGATTTAATTTTGCCTAAATCTATAATACTGTCAATTCTATCTTCTGCCATGGCTTAAGTTTAATTTTTCATAATAAATATTAAACCGACTCATGCGCTGACAAAATTCGAAAACAGAAATATTATCGCTTATATCGAATTTTGCATGATCACTCAGGGTAATTAATATGCTATAAAAATGTTCTCGTGATGGTTTTTGAGATTTGTCGCTCATCTTTTTTTGCATATCGTCAAGTTGAGCAATTTTTAAATCCATTTTTATTTTAATTGACTTACTTCGGTTGACTGCTCTCTGTAATTCGGCATCGGAATCAAACTTTAAATTTGTAACGCAAAGCCTATTTAATAATGCTATCAATTCTTTAGAAGATTCGTCACGATATGGAGTAGATAGTATATAAACCAATAATTGAATTATTTTTAATTTATTATCAAGTATTGTAATTTCTTTTAGAAGCTGTAAATGCATCCTGCTTTCATTATCCCCAATAGCTTCAACATATTGCTCATAAATCTCTGTCCACGCTTCTTGCAGTTCTCTTTCTGATGGCACTCCGGAAATGATTAAAGCGGATAAATCATTATCTACCAAGCAGTCTATAAAGTTGCTTAAAGGAAGTTTAGTGATTTGCTGATATAACTTCACGGACAGGGTATCCGCAGTCAATGGCTTGCTCTGCTGTGCAGTAACACCATTCGTGACCTTCTTTGTATATTGCGACACTTTTCCCATTTTCTTTTGAATACTTTATTGCGTCGGATTTTATTTTTTCATAAGCCATTTGCTGGCCTTTCGCAGATTCAAAGCAACCCTCACAACCATTCATGGCGAACAAAATTTTGTTATTAAATTGCTGATTATAGCTCCTACAACAAACCCGGTAATGAAGTATATCATAGCTTTACCTTTTCTTTAATCTTCTTAAAAAAAACAGGTCGTAAACTTTCTTTGATATATTCCACTTTTGATTCCTTGTTTAAGCCCAACGCACCTTTGTACTTCGCTTCCAGTTCTTCATTTTTACTATCAATGGATTCTGTTTTTATTACTGCTCCTGATACCTCTATTCGAATCCCTGCATAAAAACTACCCTCGTCTTTTAAATCCGGATTGCCTAATCCGGGTAATGGATTTTTATTGTATTTCTCAAAAGCATAATCAGCACTTTGATATGGCTTTGTATCGCCAATAAGTTCGCCACTGCTATTAAACCCATGCAACAGCTGATCTTTATTTTTATCAGCCATTTCATCGGCGGTTTCTTCAATACTTTGCACGGCTATTATACCAGTGTCCAGTTCCTCGAATTTTTTTAGTAATGAAAGTACCGTACCCATAAAAAATAGTTAAAAAAAAGCCAGGCGGCATTTAACTGCCTGGCTTTAGATTCTATGCCTTTTTATTGCTTATCGTTTCTGCAGGCTTAGCCTCTTTTTCTTTTTTGCCGGACTTTGCATTCATTAAAGCATGCACCTCTTTCAATTGATCTTCACTCAATCCATGATGCTTTTCATGTGCAACAAATTCGGCCTCCGTTTTCTTTTTCCAATGAGCTTCATTGAAATTTATTCCGTTGTAAACCATTATAATTAATTTTGATTTTTAATAAATTATTTAGTTAATAAAACAGGAAGTAGCTCAATGTTAGTAACGTCTGCTGCATCCAGCACAGTAGGCGTTGGCGGAGTTAACTTAATGACCGTTCCACCAGCAAGAGCAGTATATTCAACATTATCAAAAGTTACAGTCAAACACTTAAGATTAGCATCTGCGGCAACAGACGTAATGGTAAGCGGAGTTCCGTAATTGGTACCCGTACCGGCGGTAAATGTTAAGGCTGCTATTTCCGTTCCGTAGTCATCATATATGTTGTAGTTCTCGATCAAATTAGAACCGAAAATTTCCATTCCAATTTTATAAACATTAGAGACATTGGATATTTTAATCAGCTTTACATCAATTAAACCTACGATGTCTTCAACATTGCCTGATGACTCAACCCAATAGTCGTTATCGAAATATTCGCTGGTACTTAGAATAGCCACCGTTACTTCAACAACACCTTCTTCCACGTTTTGACCAGTGGCAATTTTATTACCTGTGAAGAAAAGTTTTGCCTGGAATCCTTTGAAATTTGACCCTGATTTTGTACCCCAAAAAACACCATTAGCATCATATTCGATAATTCGAATGGTTTGGTTATTGAATGTGCGAAGACGCTTTAATAAGTCTGCGCCTGCAAAGAATTTTACTTTATAAGCCGGCTTGCCTTCCAGCAAAACGGTTTTAAAACCAAGATTAAGCGTACCTTCTTTGTTAGCCTCTGAAGAATCAGCTAAATCCTGAGCTTCGTTGATAACGAAGACTTTATCAGAATCCGATTTTGACAGCTTAGAATTTGCAACGAGCTTTGCTAAAAAAGCATCTTGATCAACATAGTCTGCCGATTCAATATTGCCATTGAATATGAGCAATTTTTTAAGTACGCCCCGTGACTTGTCACAGGCTAATTCGCCCGTATTGTCAACCGATTGTGTGCATAATGATAGTGACATAATTATTTAAGTTTTAGTGTAGTGAAACAATTATTTATTTTATATATGAGGGATAAGTTTATTCTGAAGCAATGAACTGGTTGCATGTCAACAAATTTTAATCTTTCATCTCTACGGCTGCCGGGATATTCCTTTAAAACATTATCCAACCAAAGTGTTAATGACTTGTATTCAAATCCAAATAAGCCGGCACCGATAATACTGAGTACATCCAAATGAATTTCTTCATCAGCCCTGTTTGCCAAATCGGGTTTTAATTTTGCCAGGTTAACAAAGAATACTAAATGCACATCCGTTTTTTCAGCGATATCGTGTGTTATTTCGCTACCAATACCAAAAAAACTAATGGCGCTCAGTGTATCGTTCCAGTAGACCTCTTTATACTCATTCGATCCGGCATAAACCTCAGCGATGTAACCATTATCTTTTTTATTGCGATAGCAGCGACCATAACATTCATATTGTTTATTTTGATCTTCATCATTTACATCAAGCCCCCATTTCTCCATCAATGAATTATGAAGTTTTTCCTGCAACTTCCTGATCGGAACATCAACACCTTTTGGATCGTCAATGACAATTAGCATATATTTACTGTTATAGCTTTTTGTTTTGGGAAAAAAGACTCTTTCATTCTGGCCAACTCCTGAGCAATTTGCTTTTTAAGCCCGGTTGTATGCGGGCTATCGCTAATTGGCATTACACCATTTAATTCCATGTAACCAATCGCTTTATCAGTATGCTCTTTTAAAACCCGCTCATCTTTATTACTTCGAGTGCTGAAAATGATCTGCTCTACAATTTGTGCAGCCATCTGCAAGCCAATGACATTATCAAACAATGAAGCTTTTTTTACAATTTGCCAGGTATGGTCACGAAAAACAGAAAGATGCGGATTAAGTCCGTTTGATTGTAGGCTATAACCAATATTCTGCTTATCAAACTCATGGCCTCCAAGGTCTGTCGCTTCAACCATTATAGCAGCATAAGGAGCATTACACTTAAATGTGACATCATTTTCACGAATCGCTTTTGCATCGCCCAAATCCGATTGGAAATACCCCAGATAGAACACACCACCATGGTTGGCATCGCCAATGTGATTAAGCACAATGTCATCCAGCGCTATGATGGTTTGAGTATTTGCAACCGCATCTACTTCGCCGATCCATACCGGTGCCTTTTTTACATCATTGAACAAATAGAGGCTGAATGTTACATCGGTATCGAAGTATAGAGCTACGCTATCAATCTGAGTGGCCAAATCAACAACAGGCGGTACTTTTATTCTAACACCAACAAACTTGTTGTTGTTGACAATTGGAGCATCGTTATACCCCCATCGATCATAAAGTAGGCTTTGGCAGATATATTCAGGCGGATTAAATACCCCATTCAAACAACGCATGATGATTGACTTCTGCAATTGTTCGATATAGGTATTAAAGTCAATATCAGATGCATTTGTGGCCTCCATTATTGATTTTATATTCAACAATGTTACCAATGCATGAAAACTGCTGTCATTGAAAAACCTGCCACCCTTACTTAATAGATTATTCGCATTTAAAACTGGGTTACCCGTTCCTAATGGCTGCATCCAGCCTACCCTTCCAAATAGAGCGCTTAATACTTTAGAAAGATTAAACCCATTCGTATAACTGCCGGTAGTTGTAGAAAATAAAAACCCGCTTTGATGAAAGAAGAAAACATCATCCTGAACAAACTTGAATCCGTTTAATAAACGAAATCCACCGTTTGCAAAAATTTGATAATCTTCATACTTCCATGGCCCATAACCTTCGTTTTCAATCCACCCGTCCACCCCCTTGAGATTAGGGTTATTGTAATCGGTCGTTCCTGCAACAGGATCATACTGTCCACCACCGCCAACTATTATTTGAATGGGTTTTGACATGCTTTTTATTCAAAGAACTTTAATCGTGTTTTCGGGCAATAAAATAGAATCTCGGCAAATACGATTGCGTACCTGATGAGATGAACTCTATCTTATAATACACATTCACAGGAGCGTTTATAAACCACTGTGCTGACTGAGCTGTAGATACGTTTGCCAATACCAAAGAATCAATTGCAGAACCATAATTCGTTCCATTCGTACTTTGATATAGGTAAGCCGTTCCAGCAACAGTACCCGATAGCTTTGTAACCACAGGCTGAATGATTACCCCTTCATATCCGGCAGTAAATTTTAATACCTTTGAAAGTGTATCTGTATTGGTTAAAGTATCACCTACAGCAATTGGAAGTAATGTTGCAGTTTGGGCTTTTGTCTTAGACGTGATAAGTAGAATACCCATCACAATCAATGCAAATATTTTTTTCATTTGTATTTTTATTTTATTGTGATGAATTAACCTGCTTGAGCAAATTCTATGATTACTGAATCAGTACGGCCAGTTGTATAATCCAATGGAGCTTTGTTATAAGAGCTATCTAATGAAATCTCGAACTCCATAGTTACATCCTGAGTGTCACCATTCAACGCACTCGTATCAGCACGGGACGCATAACCATGAACAGCAAACAAATGCCCCATGAAAGTGAAATAGCTATAACCACCCAAATAACTGTTGAAGTCGCCCCAGCCCTCACGATTTTGCTTTGGTATCCAGTTTAGAGCGCAAACTGATCCTTGAGGCATTGCTAACACAATACCGCCAGTATAATTTGCATCCTCCAACTCTACACTCTCTGCAATGTTTAGATTTGGGAATTGATATTGAAGATTGGTTGCATTTGCCTGGCCTTGTGCTATTTGCTGATCAAACACTATTTGCAACAAACTATCTGAAATAACATCAAGTTGACCGGAGAAGTAATTTTGCTTCATAACCGATTTAACCCTTTGCAAGAAAGAATTGGCGTTATTAGCAGTTATCTCCACTGCATCATTACCACCATTGAATGATGCGCCTTTTAAAGTGGGTTGCTGTGTTGCCCTTTCTGCTAATAAGTAAGCAATAGCTTCAGTTTCTTTGTCTTCTAAAATGTTCATGCAGGCTTGTGCCATTTTATTTGCGAACACTTTATTAAATTCGAAAACTGACTTATCCAGCAATTTCAAGGAGATTGCAAACTTGTCTGACTTTGTAGTCCAAGTAAGCGTTACCTTTTGAGAATCGTCTATTGTACCAGTATGATTGTGGGTACGAGAAGAGCCTGAAGTTCTTTTTGTACGAGACAATAAATGCGCTTCTATTGGCCTATCGTCTCTTGTTTTTAATGTAGATGCTTCAACTACTAAAAAATTATCGTTTGAAGCAAGTAGTCCGAATGCCGGAGATGGTTTCATCCGCATTTCGGGTTTTGCGTACATGTCGTTGACCATTGTTTGTGCGGTCACTAAGTTCGACACACTAAAATTTGCCATGTAAATTGGTCTTGTAAGTAAGACCTCTGTACCTTGAGGAAAATGCCACGATTGCTGTACCTCGCAATCTATTTATGTAGTCCTTTGCTCATTGCCTTGAGCGAATTGTAATGCTAAAATAGTAATTATTTTTTATCTACCAAATTTTTTAGCAAAATTTTCCTAAATTAATTAGTGCAACCCTGCCAGAAATAACAGGGTTGTATTATTGTTATATATTAGTTGTTTAAGTCAAATTCCGGATTATTTTTAACTGCATTTTCAACTGCTTGCCTAAATTCAACACCTAAAGCACTCTTCCCTTGATCTTCGTAGCTTTTTTTCAATTCTGAAATTTTCGTGAACTGCGTTACCGGCTTACCGTCCGAACCACCTCTGCCTGAAGGGATACTGGACTGTTCTGGGATAAGTTTTTTTTCTTTAACAAAGTCTGAAATAACATCCTTTGCTATCCTTGCATTCGAAAGATGATCCTGCAATTGTTTGCCGTCTTTATATGGGACAATTGATCCGTTTTCTAATTTGAAATCATACCCATTACCCTTCATAAGTTGTATAATATCATCTGCACCCAAAGAAGGGCTACCTTCACCAAGAGACGGAATATATTTAAGCAACTCCCCATTTATCTTTACATTAGTAACCTCCATCTCTTTTTCGGACATCTTTTGCTCATAATCTAAAACGGTTTGTTGCAATGACTTCACCTTACCTTCCAAATCATCGACTCTTTGATCTGGCTTAACTTTCGCTTCATCAAGAGCTGATTTTTTTGCATGCTCTACAAGCCCGTCAATTGTTTTCCCGGAGAACTCAAGATTGTATTTCTCCTTTGCCTCCTTCACCGCAATTTCAACACCCTTTTCTTTACCGGATTTATATTCATTATTTTTCAATTGCTGAATTTCATCTTCGGTATAAGAAGCCAGTTTGTCATTTATTAACAAATCCATATCTTGCTCATTTTTAATTGCAGCATCCAAGTCTGCTGCCTTTATTTTTAGTATGGATGCTATTTTTTCAATAGTTTCTTTTTTTAACATAAATATTATTTTAATTTTTATTCAGGCAGAAAATACATCTTTGCGATATTATTGTTTCCGTAGAGCACACCTTCATTCAGAATGTTAGCACTATCTTCACTTATCTTAACAGCAGGGCGAATGATTTTCAGTTTTTCATACTCCCTTACATTTTCGCCACCTTTTTTTACTGTACTAATTTTTACCATCCATTCCTGATAGTGAGCTTTTTCTGTTTTTTGCTGCGCTTCCTGATTTTCTGATGCAGCAGCTTGTTTTTTTGTTGCCATTATTATTTTATTTTTAATTATATACTTTTATTAAACCCTATTGTAATTTTTTTTGTTTTTATCAACTAACTCAAACTGAGTTTCATGCAGCCATACTTTTTTTAATTCACTATCCCATAAATATGATACCTCGTATTCAACAAATTCAAATCTTATGCAAATTGCAGTGACATTACCCTCCATCTTGCCACCAAAAATGACCCTTGCTCCACATGGTATCACCTTTCTCATGCAGCATTTGTTATTTGATTTTGTTCTGGAATAGCTAATTGCTTTGCAGAGACATAATCTGATAGGGCTTGTTTTAAGGCCGATATTTCAGCATATATCAATTCACCTTCATCTACATTTGCTAACCATTCGCTGAAGTATAGCTTGGCTTTATAATCCTCCTCCGATGCATCGAGACCTTTCAATTGCTGCGCCGTATAATGGACAAAAGGTTCGACATACATTAATTTAACTGCCACCGCAAGTGCTACGGGATCAGTTTGGTATTTTGATTCGTAGAACTCATTTAGTAAATCATCTAATACATTTTGAGGCGCACCTTTTGCACGAGCAGCAGAATATTTCTCCCAAATAGAATCTGGGCTTTCAATCATGTATCTACGACCATAGTTCACAGAACTACCTTGATATACCGGCGAAACCTGAACTTTAATCAGGGAGTCTAAAATAAACTTATGCCGCTTCTCTGCCATGTCGGATATAACATGAAGCCTATCCGCTTCAGGCTTAATATCGTCCATAATTTCTGTTGCAGTTTTAGCTGAACCGTCAGCGGAAATTGACATCCCTTGAGTTTTTAAATTACTTTGCCTTCCCCACAAAGTCACACACATGGCATCTTCAAGTGATTGCAAATCAGTGGTTGCAATCTCCCAATAGGTTTTGTCTGGGGAAATATACGCCCCTATCTGCGAGGGCAATATAACCGCATCATCTTTATCTGGCCAACTAAGAACCTTCGACTCGCTTACTTTAGAAATCGGCTTTAATCCAACACCATCACATGATGTACATTTTTCTCCATTTATAACCTTCATGCCGTTGCATGTTGTACAAAGACTGGCAAACTCGCTGTACTTCGGGAAGCCATGATAAAAGTCATGCATTGATTTGATAGAGCCCTTGAGCAAATACTGGTTAGCTAACTCCTTGATATCGTGATAAAATGAAAGAACACAGTTTTCATTTTTAGGGTCAATAATGTCAGAATTGACCATAGCCGGAACTTCACCGAAATAGTTATCCAAAGTCAAATTGTCGAAAATATAAATGTCGTTACCGTGTTTCTTAACAATATAGTCGCAAGCATCATCTACCACTCGGAATATCATATCATTTTCATCAAGTGATAAAGCCTTTTTTTCAATCTTGGTAAGCGTAAAAACAACATATTCAAGCCTATTTCCTTTTGGCAAATAATCATAAATAGTTCCAATAGGCTTGTAAGTCGGATAAACGAAAGAATGCCCCTTTTTTAATGATAAAACGGCTTCCTGTTTTGGTAATATTTCAATAAAAGTCAAACCAAATGGATCGTCTAAAAGATGCGGTTGCCAAACTGACTGAACCCACTTTTTTACAGACATCCCATTCCTGATATTATTTGATAAAAATTGTGCTTTTTTTGCTTGTTCATCAGGAAGATTGTAATAAACAGATCCCCCTTTAGCGGAATAGACTTTATCTATTGGCCTTCCTAGTCGGGCGAAAAGATCGCAATTTGTTTTAGTGTACTCCTCTCGAACTGCATTACTCTTTTCGAATCCCTCTATTTTCTTTACGTATGACGATTTGTGTTCGCCATACAAATGAAAACGCATATCTTTAGAGTATTTCGTTCCTTCGTCAATTATGCCCTTATTAGGATTCTCGAGAATAATTGATTTTAGTTGACTGTAATCTAATATCATAACTTGCTGTTACTTACAACAGAAAAGTTTTTACTATTTAAACATCAATAACGCCATGCCTTTTCTTACCCTTAACATCCATTACCACATAGCGCAAAGGATCAATTAAGTGGTTAAAATCATCTATTGGGCTATCAGTATAATTTCCGTTTTTGTCCTGAGCATACACATAATTGTATATCTCATTCCAAAAATCTTTGCTTTCTTCAACTACATTAAAATTCATGCTATCTATCAACCCTATGCCGTACTCTATGCTATCTGTCCCCTTTTTCGCCGCCTTAATATTAAATCCTACCGCTAACTGAGGGTGTTTGTAAAATTCCTCTTCGCTCAATTCGTCACCCCGATAACCTGACTTCAGCTTCGCTATGCTTTTTGGGTCTGCGCTATCTGCGATTATCACATCTGCAACACTAAGCCTTAATTCACAAAAGAACTTAGCTAATTCCAGCGTACTCATTGGTTTATAATTGATCTGCCTTGCATAAAGTTCATTCTTATAAACCTTGACCCCAATTATACCGGCAGGTGATGCCGTTCCAAAATCCAATCCATACATTTCTTTATAAGGCAAAGCCATGTAATCTTTAAGAGTAATTGGCTTGGCTTTTGTAAATACCTGACCTTTTCTGCCTGTGCTTGCATATCCCTTTATAGCCGTCATGTAATAATAGTGATTATACAGATGGCTTTCAGGATTGCCATAATTGCGATAATTGGCTACAATATGATCCGGCAAATATGGGTTATCCTCAAAAGATGTTTGAATGCACAAAAAGCCAGGTATATCTTTTGGAATAATTTTATAAAAACCGTCCTCTACCAGTTCTAAATTGAAATACCTTTTTATCACCCAGTGGTTTATATCAGGGGTATTCAGAATTATTATTATCAAAGAACCTTGCTTTCGTATGCTGTCTGCAAATGTGTTAAATTTGTCAACATCCCTTATATCTTCAGCCTCCTCAATCACAGCAATATCTACATCTGATATTGATTTTAGATTAGCCTTTTTATCCGACCTGCTCGCTCTAAAACCTTTTGTAAAAACAAGCATTTCGTTTGTCGCCTTATCTTTTATTCCTGTATCCAGTCTTTCATAAAAGGCAGATAATGCACCATTGGCATTTGCCGTATCGTATCTTAAAAGAACTTCATTTAATATTGATTCACGAATCAATTCTTTTTCATCCCTAAGTACCACGCAGCGCCTCTTTTTTATTGTGCTTTGAAAGGCAATAAATTTTGAAGCCTCATGAGTTTTCATTCCACCCCTACCACCAATACAAACCACAATATTTATTTCTTCCGGTAATTCGTAAAGAATCTTAAACGGCCTTTCCCCTGTTAATGGCGAAATTGGCGTCCTTACCTTTATCATTCAAATTCAATTGGCTGATCCGACAGATGAATATTCCCGTTTATCTTAACATCCTGCTTCGCTTTACCATAAGCACGATCAAGCAAAACCTCTGCTGCTTTTACATCACCCCTTGATGCTTTCGCTCTCAACGCAGCTAAAATGGCCTGAGCCGCAGTCATACCATCTTTTTCTTCTCCCAGCACCTCTGCCATAAGCACATCAAGCGCAGGCAATTTCTTTGGCCTACCTTTCGGATTGCCCGACTGGCCTTTTTTGAACTTATGTGGCTCAATATTCGCTATGTTACGCCCTCTTTTCAATTCGCTGTTTTTTCGCTGATTTTATAAGGCTTCCCATTCCTCTTTACTTCTAAACTCGGATCGAGTTTTAGCATACGGTCAATGATAACTTGGCAATACTTAGGCTCAAGCTCCATCCCATAGCATTTCCGATCCAATTGGTGAGCCGCTACCATTGTAGTACCATTTCCAGCAAATGGCTCATAAACTATTTCACTATCTAACGAATAGAGTTTTATATATCTAGCCGGCAATTCCACTAGAAACCCTGCTTTATTTTCCTGCTTATCGCCGCTTATATCCGTCCAATCACTTTGCTGCGCCCACGTATCGCTAATTCTATTTTGACCTCTACTTTTGCTAGAAGATTTATAAAATGTTAGCAGATATTCAATGCCGCAGAAAACAACGTCATCAATTGGCCGACGAGGCGTTGATGATCCTCCGCCCTTTATCCAATGCCTTATGTATCTAAGCTTCCAGTTGTGAGACAGTAAAGCGTTCACCCATTTATCAAGCAAAAGAATAACTCGTGTTTCCTTTTCTGTTTTTAATGAGGTAGCCCTTCCAGTCCCTGTGTTAATGATAATTCGAGAATAATCTTCATGCATTACCAAAAGGAAAGAATTCACAATTTCAACAATGAATTTGCCTACCTCTTCCTCGCTATCTTGTGTTTCGTAATCTTTGCCTACCCAATATGGCGGCGAAGTCATTAATAAGTTTGCCTTCTTGCCATTCATCAGCCTTTCCACATCATCCGTATTTGTACTATCGCCACACAATAGCCTATGATGCCCAATTTCAAATAAATCACCTAAGACAATATCTGTTTTAATTTCATCCGGTATTTCGTAGTCATCCTCAATGGCCTCTTTGGATTGTGTGGCAAAGTCAGGTATATCTAAACCCCATTCAACCAGCTGTTCAGTATCCCACTCATTGGCAAGAATATCCCAGTCCCACTCGCCAAAACTGGCATTGTCTTTAATTACAAATTCCTTTTGCTGGGCTTCGGTTAGATCACTGGCATAAATAACAGGCACTTCTTTTAATCCCGCTTCCTTGCTAGCTTTTAGCCTCATATTGCCGCCTAACACAACACCATCATTATTTACCACAATAGGTCGCATTTCAAGCATTTTAGGAAATTGCTTTATACTATCTACAAGTTTTTTAAATTTATCATCCTTAATAATTCTTGGGTTATTAGGGTTGAATTTTATTGCAGATATTTTTACTTTTTCGACCTTCATAAAACACAAAAAGCCGCAAGGCTACACCTTCGGCAATGACGAATTGAATTTAATAGTTAGAGTACCCATTCTTATTGCTGGCTGCTATTATGCAGCAAAGCCATGACAAATATATGGCGTTATTTGAATATGCTAAAATTTTTAGACTATTTTTTTTAGTAAAGTTGATTATAAATTAAAAAAAAATATATTCAATTTATATTGTATTTATATATTTTTGTATCTTATTTTATTAAAAACAAAATCCGTACAAATTATGTTTGACTTAAAACAATACTCCGATGCTCCCTTTTTAAAAATTAAGCTCCACAATGATGAAAATTATCATTATGGTAAAATTGTAGGCTTAGGGGGTATCGCTAAACCGGAATGCACTCCGTCTGTTAGTGGCGAGAATGCTACTTTCAGAAAGATAAAACATTTATCCTATTATTTAGATTACCCAAATGATGTTAGAAATTTTGAGGAATTTAACATCCAAGCAAGCAATCTTGAATCTATCAAGCGAATTGACTCAAGATTTCGTCCAAAGCAAACAGGCATTTGGGATCATCCGCTACCAATAGAATATAATGAGAAAACGTATTTATTGAAAGTATATACCGCTTATTGTTATAAATCAGATAATTACCTATTTACATTTGAAAATTTTCAACTAAATGACAAAGCGGATAATGACAAAAACAATCTTTTGAGAGAGCCATTAGACTTATTTTATCATATAAGTAAAAATTTATTTGAAATGCCATGCACGACTTATGAACCAATCCCGCCAGCTGTTGTTAATGCTATAATAGAAAAACTTAAAATAAGAAAGATTTTTTGGCTTTCAGATTTCTGGCCTTTTGATGATGTTACTTAATACTTAATATCTAGCTCCTCACCAATTTTAAGAAATGCAAATTGCCTTATTTGCCAAAATAAACCCAAATAAGACAAAATCAGTTTATTAAGATTTTAAGGTTAAAAATGATTAATTACTCCAAATTTTGTGAATTTAGGAGGTTTTAGTAAGTAATTCTTTGGTCACTGCATCAAATTCTAATCCATGCAATGGACACGTTATTTTGCCATCAATGGCTTTTACTTGTGATAAATCATACCCTCTATGCGGACACTTGCCTTTATGAATGCACTTATGTTTCATTTTACTTTTTGAGATTAAATCCACAGGTGTTATCCCTGTAAAATCCTCGTTAACAACTGGCAAAACATAATACTCTAATTTGCCGCTTAGTTCATCAATTGGCCGAACATTTTCTGCAAAAACATGCTTTGAATGCTTGTTTATTACAGTAGGGAAATCGCTATCTGCCTTGTGTTTGATAAATCGATAATCGGCATGGTAGTGGGTACCTATTTGCCCATTCTCTTTGTCGCTATGCGGATGATTAATTACCGGAGTAACAAACAGTTTTTCAATAGATAAATCCTCTCGCACAAAACATGGCACTAAATACATTTCTCCGGTTTTTAATGGTCGCTTCATATTTTCTACTTTTTCAAACATCGCTTTATTTTGATTTATTAAAATTAAGAAAGTCCCAAAGTTTACCAGCATCTGAAATATCAACATTGATGCCATTATCTGTTACACATCCTTTCTTATAATTTTTCCCAAATTCAAGTTCATAAATAAAATACTCAATCCAACCATGTGCATTTTCATCATCCATTGCTACCTGTAATAATTTAACAAGCTGATTAAATAGCCAGTGGTTATCATAAAGTCCGACAAAGGTATCGGGCAATATAATTTTAAAAGCAGCAGCACAATTTTTGTCATGCTCATATTGTTTTTGTAATGCTTCGATTGTTTCAATAAATAGTTCTCGTGTCATATTTATAAATTGCTTAGGTAGTTTATCGCAATTTCTTTTTGCATAAATTATTATTTGCAGTTACACCAATTAGGCTTATTATTTAGATATTCGATTAGCGATATGGTTTTAATATCAAGATTATACTTCAAAACTTCTTTCATAAAATCCGTTCTGCTTGACTTCGTCATTTCCTGTTCAATAGCAGCTCTCACAACTCCATCACAATTATTACAAATACTCAATTTCACTTTAACTTCATCTTCTTTTTGCATGGTAGTTATGGGTTTATCTCTTTCCATGATTTAATTTTTAAAACTGCATACTTATCCCCTTCCTTTAGCTCTATGCCAGAGGCTTGTAAACGGCTGTTGAGTGATTCCAATTTGTCCGAAAAACCTATATCCCAATTTTGTTTATTATAAGAATCATAAGGCTTGGTAAAGTCAACATATCTAAAATGCCTTTCAGGGAAAACCCATTCTGATTTTAATACTAACCCTTCCAGCACTTCGTCATCTATGGTAGTTGATACTATGCCACCTGACTTTTGGATGGCGCCGAGGATGATAGCACCTTTGGGAATATCATCATCACATGAAAGTCCATCATATCCCTTTTTGTCCCAATACCTGATGTATGTATATGCTTTTATAGTGAATACCTCAAAATCTCTACTGTCCATCGGCACTCTTACAAAGAGTAGCTGGGTGCTGTTAAATTTTAGCTGTTTCATATTAAATTTTAAAAATATCCTATTGTATAATTTTTTACTGTTCGTTGCAATTTTTTCCCTGTTACAGAATTTATTATCACTCCATTTTTACCCACAATATATTTTTCAAACAATCTCCACTTTATGTAATTCATTATCAATATTTTATAATGGTGGTAACTTTCGCAAATATGCGAGTTAGCGGTCATTGCCGCCAAGCATTTCTAAAATATCCTTATCGTCAAATTCCTCTCCACGCCTAAAGCCTACCCACTCCAATGTTTTCCAAGCAATAGCAAGTTTTTCAGCATCGGTTAACGGCAACGAACCGCTAACAATTGGTTTGCCGCAATTTTTGCTGACGAATAAATCAATCATCGGTATAGCATTAATCATCACCTGCTCCGGCGTTATATCTCCGTGAAATACTGCATTAAGTTCACTGTGCAGCCAGTCTGTAAAATCAACTTTTGTCATATACTTTAGTTTTTTAAATTCAAAATCTGCGGCAAGCCTTTTACGTTAGGTGCAAGCTATGGCGACACTCCACTGGTCAGCCATTGCCTGTGCTATTCCCGGAAATGTTTTTGACCTTAACTTGCTCCTTTCTTCTTTTGGCAGTTTCCAAGCATCGGCATACCATTTAGGCATTTTGCATCCGCTTTCAAATTCTACAATTTCGCCTTTACCAACCCAAGTAACATTGCTATCAAACAAATTTGGTGCAGCGTTGTGGTATAATGGCGGTAAGTTTTTAAGCCATAAACAAGTCTTTTTACTTGCCTCATCGCCAAAGTAATACGGCTGTATTATCTGTGTTGGCTTTTTATAAACTGTACTCATTATACCCATTGGGTTTTCTATTGCTATTCGTGGTATTGGTGCGTTCACCATTGCCATAAAAAAATCAATACCTTCCTGTTGCCTACCATCTTTGCGTTTTTGCTCAAACCACGCTGCACCGGAAACTGCCAAATGTGTGCAAGGTGGAAAAGCAATCATAGCATCCCAACCATCATTTATAATGTCAAAAACATTACCCTGGTAGTGTTTTGCTTTTGGATTTCTATTTGGCTGCAAATCACAACTCCAAGCATCAAAACCATAGGCTTCAAACCTACTGCGGACTTCATCGCTTTCCTCACAGGCAATGAGAATACGAAAGCCTGCACCTAACATTGCATTGGCAATATTGGGGCTTGACCCTATATTTTCAGCTTGTGTAATTTTATTCATATTTAGTGCTTGTTTGAAACTTTTGTAATTCTATACCCCAACATCGCCAATGCTTCAACGTTGGGCGAAAGCTATCACCCAAATACCGCAGTGAGGTAAGCTGACAAATTTCTATGCGGCTTTTCATCGTCTTCCATATCTGCACCAATTTCAGCAGCAAATGACGACCTGCTTTCATTCCATCCAGCTTCGATATAGTAACGACCAATGCTATTTAATAGGTTCTGTAATTCAGTTCTGAACTTTTCAGAATCTTCATTTCCAGCAGGTTCATTTTCATAAACAAAAACATCTAATGGGCTTGCTGAATTTGTTTCTACTCTTTCAGCAGCTTCTTCGTGTGTAGGAATTTTTACAGACATAATTTTTATTTTTAATTTGACAAAATCTAATTAATCAACCGCTTTCGCCCAACATAAGTATTGCAGTTATGGTGGGGCGACTGTACGCTGCTCATCGTCCCGTTTTCCAAATATCCCGGCAGACATAAATGCCTGCCGTTGGGCGAAAGCTACCAGCCTTAATCATCAATCCATGTAAAGCGTGGTAGCTGTAACTTCCCGGCTTCTTCGGCTGAATATTTGCCTTCCGATATGTTTGCCTCATGAATAGCTTTCAACAATAGACCAGAACGCAGCACTATTTCAAATTCTTTTAAAAACTTCTTTACGTTTTTAGAATTGACGGCATCAAAAATGTCCTGTACCGTTTCAATGTTGTAAGACTTAGCATTCTTTTTCGGACGCTTTTTCTGTATCTTAAATTCAATCGTGCCTTTATCTGAACCGCCTTCGCCCAACATATTGCTTTGTGCAATACTGGCTGACGGAAGTAAATCGGCTTTTTGTTCACTATTGTTCATTTGAATGTGTTTTAAAGTTTAGTATTTCAAATTTCAGCACTGCCACAAAGCAGACAACGTTGTAGGCAATGCAGAGAAACATTGCTACTCATAATCGTCTAAAAATATTTCACGCATTCTTTTGGTAACACGCTGTATAAATTCCTCCATTGTTTCGTCATCGTTGTATTCGCCTAATTTTAACTCTTCGGCTGTTGAACACTTATTTGTGTCTTTATCTATTTTGACACTTGCTTCTCGTAAATATTCCATTTTATAAGTTTTAATTTGACAAAATTAGCACTGCCTACAACAAACGGTTTGGCGGCAGTCGGGGGACAAGTGCAAATCCTCATCATTGTGCTACTATCGGCTGTATCAGTTGTTCAGCATCAGTTTTTCAAATACCGCCCGAACGCAAAGCCGCAACCGTTGTGTGCAAGGCTACCTGACACCCCATAAATTAGCAGCCAAAATTTGCGACCTTTTTTCGCCAGCTATTTTTATAGCATGGTTTTCGTCATCAGCAAAACAGTTAATATTCATCCATTCAAAATTTGCCGTATAGCTTATCTCTGCTTCGGGTATATCTTGCTTGAACCCATAAGAACTATCGGCAACTTCTAAATCAGTAACCTCCCCTTCTTTATTTATTCTTAAAAAATAAGGTTTTCTGTTTTGCTTCAAATGCTTTTCGTTAGGGTCTAAATCCCATTCTTCAATATCCATTTCGTGCCATTTATTAGCTTCAAAAGCATCAATAAAACTTTGTGCTAATTCTCTCGTTGTGAATATTGCATCAATACCATAATCAGAATAAGTACCACTTGTAACAACAAAAACTTTATTCATATTTCTAATTTTGCCCGCCCTGCACACAACAAAAGGTTTTGCGTTATGTGGGCAGAAGGTTTATAAATGTGGCTGACGTGCATCACGGCAACCGTTATTTTTCAATCTGGATAGACGTTGAAACTTCATCTTTTTTATCGGTATCTTTTTCGCCTGTTTTTAAAATTGCTAATAAAAAAGATGTAAAGACTGAGCCACAACAAAACCACATAAAATACTTTAGAAATGTTGGGGAAGTCAGCGAATTTGATTGTACATAGGCTGCAAAAAATAATACTGCAAACGAGAAAAATTTAATTAAAATATTCATTTTGTTTTTTTATTTTTTAGTTAATAATACTTTATTGCTTCGATTATCGCCAATGCTTCAACATTAGGCACAATACTACTTCCCTTCATTTGCAGGCAGCGATGGATTAATGTTTCTATCAAACCAATGTATAGTTTGACGATTGCCTGACAACATGTTTTGCATCATTTCCATTTTAACGTCTGTCAACATTTTGCCCAAAGTATTATTTACTTCTTTTACAATCGACGGATTTCTTTTGCCTGTAAGTAGTCCATGCAGGTTTTCATTCAGAGCTTTTCTCATATCAAATGAGTTTGTTACTTTAGTAATCATAAATCTTTTAATTTTCTTTTTGTTAGTAATTGCTTTTTATGAATAAATATCATTTCAGGTGTAATCAAATTTTTTATTAAAGGATTTCGCCTTGTTAGCAATCCTTTGATGTATGTATTATCAAGCGAAACAACGTAACCTTTCCATCTTGCTACGTTCAACTGTTGCTGAAAGATTGCCCCCGGCGCTTTTTTATCTTGCTCCTTTTTAGCAGCATCTTTTCTGCGATTTGCCTGCCATTCTCTCATATATGCACGTTGCTTCTCTCTATTTTTTTCACGCCATTCCTTCATGTACTGGTTTGCTTTGGGCGATGATTTTGCCACTCCCGTTACAACTTAACATATCGTGATAAATTTTAACTGAGCCATTTATATAAAAAAAATCTCCATGCTTTGGCTTTTCATCGCTCACAATGAGGTAGTAGTCTTTAATTGGTATTGCTTCGTAGGTCATAAATTAATTTTATTTTTAATATTGCGTATTTTTTTTATAAATAATTGATTGTCAATAAAAACTATTTTAAAACATGCGCCAATCTGCGAGTTAGTGGCAATGCTACCCGAACACACGAGCAACTGCCAAATCATAATATTTTACCTCTTTTTCAATTCCAATAAA